TTACATTGCTGATAAAATTTCAATTGCTTTTTTATTTTCTTCAAGATATTTTTCTTCTAATAGATGGGAATATATTTCAGTAGTAACAGTGATATTTTTATGGCCAAGTCTTTTGGAAATATAATAAATAGAAACATCGTTTGCGAGGAGATAAGAGCAATGCGTATGCCTCAATGCATGTGATGTTATCTGTTTAATACCATGTAAGTTACAGGCCTGTTTTAATTGCTTGTTAACAGCGTTAATAGTAAGTGTAGTACCAAATGAATTAAATAGTAATCCTTTGGTATTTAAACCTAGTTTTTTTATCATATCAATAATGTGTCTCATATCGTCTTTAGCTATTGTTAAAGTACGAGGGGACACATCATTTTTGCGTTCATCTATAAATAATTCATTTTTTACTTGGTTAATGTATTCATACTTCATATTTAAAACACCACTTATTCTACAACCTGTACAAATCATTATAAATAGAGCGAGGGATGAACGATTATTTTGTGATTTGAAATATTGTTTAAGTGTTTCGTATTCTACTATGTTAATAAACTTGCTTTGTTCATCTTTTGGAGGGTTAGACCCTTTAAATGTGACCTTATAAGTAATATTCTTAGGTAATAGTCCTTCATAAACAGCATCATCTAATGATGATCTGATATATCCATTTAGTTTTCTTATTGTTTCTTTTGAGTGTGTTTTAGAAAATTCATTTATAAATTGTTGATACATATTTCGTGTTAATGATTTAAGGCTTGTCTGTGAAAATGAATGATCACCAATATGTTTGATAGCTGCCTTATATGATTTGTAAGTTATAGGTGTAACATTAGGTTGTTTGAATGTTTCGCACCAATTCTTGAAGTAATCATAAAAGGGTAAATCATTATCAAGATAAAGCCCTTTAGTTAATTCATTAAACTTTTCATTTCCTGCATATTCAGCTTCACGTTTAGTTTTAAATCCTTTTTTTCTATAGCGTTTTCCTTCATATACAAAATCGTACATCCACTTTTTTAGTTTTTTATTATATTGTTGTGTTTTCATAAGTTGTTCCTCCTAAAAAAGATAAAAAATAATAAGGGTAGGCGAGCTACCCGCAAAATTAAATATGTTATAATTAATTAAAAAGTAGGTGAATAATATGTCTCCTAAAGTAAAAGTTAGAAAAAAGCCTGTTGTCGTTAATGCAGAAAAAGCTAAGGAAACAACTTTTATAGATACATTAGAAGGTCGAATGAAAGCTGAAAAAGGCGACTGGATTATAACAGGAATTAACGGCGAGCGTTATCCTGTAAAACCCGATATATTTGATAAAACTTATGAAGTACTTCCCGATTAAACTTCGAGAAGTGCTTTTTTAATTGCTTCATAATTAAAAGAATATGCCCATTTAACATCATTATTATAAAGTCGTGTTGGAGTATGGTAAAGCCTATTAATTTTAATTGCAACTATGGGTTTATTTAATTCCTTTGCTGTATCTATTTCCCAATTAACCCAGTCAGAAGTATGAGTGTTTTCTCCTATAATACAAATTACTTTGTCAGATGATTTAATTTTTTCTTTAATTCGTGCTTTTATGTAATAAGCATCATCAGACTTTATGCTTATCCCAACACTAGTATCCACAAACTTCACATCAAAAAAACTTTTATTTGGATTTTCAGACCACCCAACAAATAAATTTTTATAACGTGAACCTTCAGCATCAGCTCTATAACTTACAAATAATTTTCCTAACATTTTTCTTCCTCCTTAATATCTTGTCTCATTGTCTGCCAATTTATATTTTCGTTAGAGATTATTGATTCAACTCTTGAAACTAAAAGTTTTAAAGGCTCTTTCTCATTATCATAAGGCTCAACATTATATAGGTACAGATATTTTTCATGTCTCAAAACCTCGCATGTAGTCCTATATTGGATATAATTCTCGTGAAATTTCTTTATACTACATATTGATTGAGATATAACAATTAATAATCCTAATATTGCTGTAGTAATGGTAAAACTAATAGAGTCAAATACTAACGAAAAAGGGATTATTGCTGGAATTAATGCACCTGCAATAATTTGTATATACTTATTTAAATTATAATTTTTTTGACAGATCATGCTTTTCTCGTCATACCAATTTATTTGATCTTCTAATCTGTCATGAATATAATCCAACATTTCTCAATCTCCTAACTTTATTCGATGTTTTTCATATTTACATAGGGCACAGTCGGGTGCCCTTTAATTTTAATTCACTTCACAAGCATAATCATCTTTGTCTCTATCATGTTTTGCTTCATAAGCAGGATGTCCTAGTGGAACACCATTTGGATAAACTTGACGTAATGCAGTACAGTTTGGGAAGGATTCACTTCTTTGACTAGGTGTACTTGTACTAGAATTATCAGTAGTAGAGTCTTTTTCTACAGAATTATTTGAACTCTCAGTTGTTGAAGTGCTATCATTTGATTTACTATTAACACTATTTTGTGTTTGAGAATTACTTTCTTTCTTCTGTTCAGTTTCAAATGCTGAATCTAAACTCCAAATACCTATTTTTTCAGATTTTGCTGCTTCTTGTGAATTTTCAAGTTTTGTTAAGTATCTTGTGTTAGGTGGATAGACATAAGCTACTTTTGCCAATCCTTCTCTTACTAATATATTATTTAACATTTCACCGTCAACATATATGTAAGCTAAATATCTATTGTATTTATCTTGCTTTTGACCAACATCAAATTCAACTTCTATTTCATTAGCATTATTTAATAATTCTGCAGTTCTATCTGACGCTTCCTGACCAAAAGGTTGTTTTCCAAGTCTTGGGTGCTTAGTTTCTGGTGTATCAATAAGCAAAAATCTAAATGATTGGACATTTCCATCATAAATAAATTTTGCAGTGTCACCATCAACTTTAGAACTTAATTCAACAGGAATTCTGTCAGTAGTACCGGGTTTGGGTTTATGAGTTTCCTTTTCTTTCTTTTTAACATCTTTATTTTCTTCTTTGGCATTATCTTCTTTTTCTTTATGTTGCTCTTTCTTCTCAACGTCTTTTTTTTCTTCTTTGGTATTATTTTCCTTTTCTTTATGCTGCTCTTTCTTCTCTAAATTCTCATTATTTTGTTTCTCATTATTTTTACTCTTTGATTCTTCTTTTGCTAGTTTATCCTTTGACTGATTCGCACTTTTTTCGGCATGACTAGAATTTTTGGTTTCATTAATCTCACTATCGTTAATACCAAATATTCCAATACATATAAAAGCTATAAACCCTACGATGAATAAAACCATAGTGCTTATTAATGACCCTCGAACATTACGTTTTCTAATTGTTTTAACAATAGTAATAACGAGCATTACTATAAAAGCAATAGAAATAAAAAACCATAAAAGAAATAAAAATATATCCATATAACATCCTCCTAATAATAAAATATATATATTAAACAACTTATGTTGTATTAACAGTCATAAATTAATTATAATTTTAAATTTTAAAATAACTCCGCGTTAAACAATCTAAATCTAGGCATACGTGTTATAGATACACGTATGCCTAGATAACTATATATTTCTCTTTAAAGATAATTATAACCTAATTAAATAAACGATTCTAATAAACTTGAAATTATAAATTTAATAACTCTTTTTTCTTTAAATCAAATTCTTCTTGAGTAATTGCATCCATATCCAATAATTCTTTTAGTTGCTTTATTTCATTTAAATTTTGACTGATAGAAGAGCTTTCTTTTTTAGTATCTGTATTGGAATCTCTTCCTTGCATGCGTTTGTTTACATATTCTATAAAGTCATCTAATTCATCATCATTCACCCATTTTATATTTACTTTATTACCACTTGAATAGAATGTAATAATATTACCCATTAATTTTTTACTCAATTCAAATGTGCTTATTTTTGAATAATCGAAGTTCTCTAAATCATAACCAGTAAATCTTTTAGCATAGAAAATGATTCTTTGATTAGTTGCTACTAACACTCCATTTTTTACTGTGTCAGCGCCTAATGATTTAGTTTCATAAGCTCCAAAAATACTATACTGTATTTCTTCATTTTCATTTAATATTGTTGTTTTAACTATTTCTAAGTTTTTATCTTTTTTTGCCATTTTATTTTAACCCCTTTTATTTAAGTTTTTGTTCATATCTAACATATTAATAAGTAAATACCCTAATATTTCATTATAGTAAGTATATGAATTGCCTTTTTGAAATTATTTCTAATATTGAATAATATACGTTTATAGTAACCCATTTTAAAACTAAGTAATTCTACATAACAATTCTTCCAACAACTCTAAAGTTGTCATTGTCTCTTACATAGATATCCTCATAGTAAGGGTTGATTGATACCAACTTTAAAGTATTACCATTAAATACAACTTTCTTTATTAATGCAGCATTATTTAATACGACTAAGGCTATTGTGTTGTTAAACACTTGAGTTTGTTTGCTAACGAAAGCATAGCTCCCTTTATCAAAAATTGGTTCCATTGAATCACCATTAACTAATATCCCAAATTCAGCATCTTTAGGTAGATCATTTACATTGATATTAATTTCTTCATATAAAACATCATCATATAGTTCTTCACCCACACCAGCACCAGTCGCACCGTATATAGGGAAGGGGATTACATTTTCTTCATTTTCTTCATTTTCTTTTTTGTGATTATATATATTAGTTACATTAAAAGTATCTTCATTTACTGTGCTTTCTTGTTCTTTATATTGATGTTCAGCGTAAGAAAGGACATGTTTTTTACGTTCATTAGAAAGTTTATTATATATATCATTTATTTCGTTAGATTCTTTGTATGTTGTATCAATATCACTTTTAAGTATACCAAATACATTAGAAATTTTTTGTATTACTCCATGTGAAGGATTAGAACGTAAGTTCAAATAGTCACTTAAAGTAGAAGGAGAAATGTTTATTTTGTTAGCTAATTCTTTCTGTGACATATTATTTTGTTTTAAATACTTCTTTATATTATTAGCGATAATTCTATTTCGTTCTTTGTTTTGCATGATTAATCCTCCTTAATTCATATTATACGAAAATTTCGCATGACTGTAAATAAAAATACGAAAAAATCGAATTAATTGTTGACTATACGAAAAAATCGTATTATATTAATTTTGAAAGGTGGTGAAACAAATGAATACTTTAAAAGAGTTGAGAGTAAGTTATAATCTGACGCAAGAAGAATTAGCTGATTTATTCAAAGTATCGCCTAGAACTATACAAAATATGGAAAAAGATTCTACAAACATTAAGGATAGTTTACTGTCAAAATATATGAAGGCTTTTAATGTTAAATATGATGAAATTTTTTTAGGTGATGAATACGAAATTTTCGTACTAATGCAAAAGAAAAAGAAATCTTTTGTATTGTCATTTGAACAAAAAATGGAAGCTATATAGCAGAGGTGGAGAGCTAGTGAAAAGCAAAATATTAAAAATAGCCCTTTTAATTACAACTGCAATTGTGACTAAAAAGGCTTTAGATGGTATTAATTAAATCCAGAATAACAAAATTTTGCTACTTTTTTTATAAAGATATTTTGATAAATTGAGTTAATTTAATCATCAAATTAAACATAGTAGTGAGTAATCTGAGGAAATAGTCTCTAATGATTTAATTATTATTATCTTTATGGTTTGAAATAGCGACAAATACAATTAACCAGAAACAAAATGGTCTTATATTTTCTGGGAAAAATGGCAACATTTGAACAGATAAAAACTCAACTAGAGGAGTTATTGAATCGACTAAATTATCAGACAAGACACTTAATAAAAACAATTCTAGTTTAGGAGTGGCTTCATGTATTTTTTTGCTAGTGTTCGCATCATTATCGATATTATAGGTATTTATATTTGTTATCTCTTTATCTGGTTTAAAAACAACAGGTTCCCAATTGATAACTTTAATAGGTTTAGTGTTAAAAAGAGAGTTTTTGACATACTCATATCTCATGATTTCAATAGTTTTATCAATAGTATCAAAGTCAATATCCACAAGTTCTTTAAAACTATTCATAGAATCATTAGAAAATAGATTGCTTTGAAAATTTTTGAAATTAGGAACTGTAGTTATACCTGATAGTTTTAGGTTTAAAACACCAGCATTACCAATCTCTAAAAGTGTTTTTCTGTATAAATTGTTAAGTTCATTAACAGATTTTATTGCATATTGTGAATTAGCAAACGATTTATTTATTAAGTATTGATTACCCTTTAAAGTGCTTATATTTTTGTTGATTATTCCCCTAACATTTTTTAATGGATCAATGTAATACACTTAAAACACCACCTTCATTCGCAGTAGCGATAAAAATAGTATAGCACAACCTAAATTTGAAAGGCGTGATTACATGACACAATTAACAGTTACCATACCAGAACAATTTGTAGTCATTACAAAAGATGAACACAACCAACTTATTATGAATCAGCAAAAAGCAGTATGGACTATGGATGATTTAAAAGAAAATTTAAAGATTAAATCAGATGAAGTTATTAAAGATAGGTTGCTAGACAGGCCTAAATTCAAAAGGAAGTTAATTGAATTGGATATTGTACATGAACCTAATCGTGATTTTAATCAATGGAGATTTAATGGCCCTAAAATGTATCAATTTATCCAAGAAAATTGGAAAGAGATTTTTAGAAAGAGGTGAAAAGTATGAGCAAAACAGATTTTGCTTTTTATATTGGTGTGATGGTCTGGGTTACAACTACTTTTTACATTTTATTACTTTCAGAAGATTTTCATCTGAGCATTGTGTTGGGTATAGCTTTTGGAATAATAAGTGGCGTTTTAGCAAAATGGTTTTACGATATAGCAATAAAAAAAGACTGTTAGCAACGACAATTGCAAACAGTCAGATACAAAAATATACAACTTAAATATATAAAAATAAAAGGAGGCCGTCAAGAATGGCTATAAATTTATCAGATAAAACAAATAGTGAACTAAAACAGTATGTAAGAAAACACACAATTAAATTACAAAAAGCTATAAGAGAACTTAGTAAAAGAAATGAAGTTAATACAGGATTAAATCTTCAAGTGATTATTAGTACAGAAGATGACGAAAAAGATTTTTGGGGAGATTGCTTAATTGCGCCAGATTATATGGCTAAATTTATTATCTCTGAGAGCGAAGCTTTAGAAGCATTAAAAAAATTCCAATTATTAAATTCACTAGATGAACTAATAAATACTATGAACAAGTAGGAGGTGTTATTAACTTGAGTAGAAGTTCAATTAATACAAAAGATATGTCACATAAAGATTGGTTGAATGTTCGGAAAACTGGAATAGGTGGTTCTGATGTAGGTACTATTCTTGGTGTTAATAGATGGAAATCTCCAATACAATTATATTTTGAAAAAATTGGCGAAGTTAAAGAACCAGTTTTAGATAATGAATATATCTATTGGGGCAATGTCTTAGAAGATGTAGTTGCGCAAGAGTTTAGTAAACGCACAGGTAAAAAGGTTAGAAGAGTAAATAAAATGTTCAGACATCCTAAATATAATTTTATGGTCGCAAATATAGATCGTTCAGTAGTTGGCGAAGAAGCTTTATTAGAATGTAAAACTACGTCAGAATTTAATAAAGATAAATGGAAAGATGATGAAATTCCCAGTACTTATTTAGCTCAAGTACAACATTATTTAGCAGTTACAGGATATAAAAAAGCTTATATTGCAGTGTTGATTGGTGGTAATAGATTCTTATGGAAAGAGATTGAACGTGATGAAGATTTAATTAATTTAATAATAGACAAAGAGAAGGAATTTTGGGAACGATATATATTAGGTGAAGAGATACCTAATATGGATGGATCGAATGCGACAACAGAATTTCTAAAACATAAATACCATGAAAGTTTAGATAGTGAAAAAATATTAAGTAATGATGTTGAAACTACTATAGAAGCGTTAAATGCAGTGAAAGCAGAAGAAAAAGAAATTAAAGCACTCAAACAAAAATATGAAAATGAAATAAAGGCAACGCTAGGTAATGAAGAGCGTGGAATGTCTAAAAATTTCAAAGTAAGTTGGAAAATGCAAAATAAAACATCATTTGATAAAACATCATTTGAAAAAGATTATCCAGATTTAGCAAATAAATATACCAAAGAAACAAAATATCGCGTACTTAGAATTAAAGAATTGAATCATTAGGAGGATAGAAAATGGCTACAAATGAAACGTTAAAACAAAAAGTTATTGAACGTAAAGTAAATGGAGTAAATGAGCAAAGTCCTAAAACACAATTAAATCATTTATTGAAGAAAATGGCTCCAGAAATTCAAAGAGCATTACCTAAGCATATGGATTCAGACAGAATGGCTCGAATAGCTATGACTGCAGTAAGCAATACCCCTAAATTATTAGAGTGTGACCAGATGAGTTTTATTGCTGCGTTAATGCAAGCATCACAGTTAGGTGTAGAACCTAATACAGGGCTTGGCCAAGCGTATCTAATACCTTATGGAGGTAAAGTACAATTTCAATTGAGCTATAAAGGGTTAATTGATTTAGCGAGTAGAAGTGGCCAATATAAATCAATCTATGCACATGAAGTATATATCAATGATGAGTTTGAATATAGATATGGCTTATTCAAAGATTTAATACATGTTCCTTCGCAAGAACCAGAGGGAGAACCAATTGGTTATTATGCAGTTTATCATTTGAAAAATGGCGGATATGACTTTGTTTATTGGACAAGAGAAAGAGTAGATAAACATGCTAAAGCATTTAGCCAGGCTGTTCAAAAAGGATGGACATCTCCTTGGGTTACAAATTATGATTCTATGGCTAAGAAAACAGTACTCAAAGAAGTATTAAAATATGCACCAAAATCTATTGAAATGAATAAAGCAGTTGAAAATGACAGCACAATTAAGGAAGAGATAGACAAAGACATGTCCACTGTAATCGATGTTACCGATTATTCAGAGATTGAAGAGAATGAAAGTATTGAACATCAAGATAAAAGTGAATAAGGGGAGCAAATAGCTCCCTCTGTTTTAAGAGGTGAGAAAACATGACCGGATGGATAAAAGTTCATAGGTCGTTAAGAGAACATTGGTTGTATGAAGAAAAAAGAAAGTTTTCTCGTTTTGAAGCATGGTTAGACATTTTATTAATGGTTAATCATGAGGATAAAAAAGTCTTGTTAGGTAAAGAATTAATTTTAGTTAAACGTGGACAAAAAATCATTAGTATTAGAAAACTTTGTGAAAGATGGTCTTGGTCGAATAACAAGGTGAAAATGTATTTGAAAACATTAGAAAGCGACGGCATGTTAACAACAAAAAGCGACACAAAAAAGACGCTCTTAACCGTTGTCAATTATGAGTTTTATCAAAGTAGAGATTCAGAAAAGCGACGCAAAAGCATCACCAATGCATCACAAAAGCATCACGAAAGCGACACAGATGCATCACAAAAGCACACAAACAAGAATGAGAAGAATGTAAAGAATGAGAAGAATGAAAAGAAACAACCACAACTAGATATGAGTAATAAAGACAGGAGTATAGGAGATTGTGAAATTTACAGTAGTCCCCCCAAGGTGTTGGCGTATGACTTTTTCCAACAAAACGGCTTCGGTAACTTACAGCCCTATATTGTTGATCAAATTAATGCATGGATTGATGAATTCCCAAATGATGCAGATGAAATTGTTATTAAAGCAATGGAGATTGCAGTAAGTAATAATTCTAAACGTTGGAATTACATCAACGGCATACTTAAACGCTGGTATCAAAAAGGCGTGAAGTCATTGAGTGATGTTGAAGCATTAATTAATACTCAAAATTTAAATACTAGCGAGAAAAAAGATTGTGATAATCCTTATCTTAAAGTGATTGAGGAGGCGCGAAATGGACAGTGAAACTATGAGTCATGCAGAGCGTGAAGAATTAAGAAAATACGTTGATGACAGAAAAAAAGAATATCACCGAAACATCATGAACCAAAGCGTTACTCCAATGACGAAAATAGCCGATGTCGCAAAGAAACTTCGAGAAAACAACCCTAAAATAAGCAGAGCGGTTGTAGAGGAATTAGGGCTTACCTGTGAGAAGTGTAAGCACAAGTACGACTACTACAAATTTGCGAGTGGTTATGAATATAAAGACGGGTGTACGTGTGAATCAAATGCGCAATTGAGAGAAGCAAAGCTACGTCGTAAAAATGCAATAGAGAGCCAAAAAATTAAACGTATGTTCAAGTATTCTCACGTAAACAATGAAATTAAAAAAGCAACTTTCAATGAATACATACCAGCAAATGAGATACAACAAAAAGCAAAGGCTATCTGTGAGCGGTATGTAGAGAACTTTGACTTAAATAACAAGCAGTCACTAATCCTCACTGGATCTTGTGGGATAGGAAAATCTCACTTAGCAATGTCAATAGCTAAAGAGATAATGAAGCAGCGATATACAGTTTTATTCTTGAATGTTCAAGATGCTATCTCGATGTTCAGAAGCACATATAGCAATAATTCTAGTGAGCACGAATCAGAACTTTTAAAAATAATAAAAAGTGTTGACCTAATGGTAATTGATGATTATGGAATTAAGTTTAATGACTATGGAATGGGGAAACTTTTCCAAATTCTAGAAAGTCGTGTAGATAAGCATAATATTATAACCACGAATTTAAGGCTAGAGGAAATGACGAATGGTCTAGATTCAGAACGGATATTTAGCAGAATGATAAAAAATGCAACTGTACTTGAAATGAGCGGTATAGATTACAGATTGAAAAACTTGAAGGTGATTCGATGATTACAAAAGCTTATGTCAGAGCTTATTTAAATGTTCCAGGTTTGTCGGATGCATATGTACAAAAATTAATTGATTATGCTGATGATGATATTTATAAGTTAGATAATTTATTAGTTCAAAAAAAGTTAGAAAGAGAAACAAGAAATGGTATTTACGATTACGAGGTGAATTCAAATGAAACAGTTCGGTTTGTATGATGGAAATGGAATGCTAATGTTGCATGTGACCTTATGTCCTAATGGACTATATGAACTTACGGGTGTGGAACGAACATTTTATTCAGGAAAACATTGGAAACTTACGGAAGATGAGTTAAACACATTTATTCAAAATGATAAATTAACAAAAGAATATCAAACATGTATGTTTGAGTACATAAAGTAGGTGATTACTTTGTCAGAAGAAACAATAACTCTTAGATATACAGTGGAATTCGAAAAGCGAATTAAGGCTGCACAAGGAAAATACGAAACTAGACAAAATTTTATAGATCGCATAGTAGATAATTTATTTGAACATGAAAATGATTATACAGACGCTACAGTTTTAGGAATAGAAAACGTAGAGGAGAAATGCTAATGCATCAATTCAAAGTAAAAGGTAAGGAATATCCTTTAACTAAAGAAATGAAAATACATCTTCAGAAAAATAAAGTATCTATGGCTCTATTATGCAGAAGAATTGACTTAGGTTGGTCATTATTTGAATCAGTAAATGTGCCAGTTGGTATGAAGATAAAAGAATTTAGAGAAAATGAACAAAAGAGAAAAGTCACTTGCATAGCACATAACAAAAAATTACACACATTGATTTTGGAAGAAAAACAAAAAAGAGAAAGAAAACCATGGCTATACAATGGTACTCCACAAGTACATCCAAGAAGTCAATATGTGCAAGATATGATAGTAAATGATATATATCCTAAAAATGTAAGTAACTATGAAAACGATTGACTAAATGTAAGAAAATGAATCATTTATTTCGTTTTGAAAAGTGAAGAATTGACATTAAGAAATTAAATTTTGCTTTTTTAAATTTGTAAAAAACCCATATTATTAAAAATAATAATGCTAAAAAAGTCATAGTTTGTGTTAAGAATTGAGAAACATAGCTTCCTATAACAAAATATAAAAAAGGAAAAGAAGAAAAAAAGATTGTCATATAAGAAAAAAGTTGAATTTCACTCTCCCAAAGTTTAATTTTAATTGGTTCTGTCTCTTCATAATCTTTAAATTTATTATAATATTGTTCTTTACTTACATTGACGAAATAGTTATATAACTTAGGGATAAGATTACCATTAATTAAAGTAATAGTAGTTAATGAAATTGCTATATAATCAATGGGCAAAGTACTTTTACTGTTGACAATAGAATTAAATAAAACACTAACATTAAGTACAAATAATAAAATGCATATTAAAAACATAGACCATTTACTATATCTATAGGGTTTTTGAATTTTATCTAAGATATTAGTATTTTCTTTTGTGGAATTGATGCTTGAATATTGGTTTTGATCACTATTTAAAATTATTTTTTCTTTATTCTTTAAATTATAATATTTGTTTGAAGTTGCTTTTGTATGTTTAATCAATAGTAGGGCTCCTTGGAATAAGAAATTTAATTTAAATGATATTAAGGTAATAAATTAATAGATATGGTTATTTAATTGAGCTAAAGCAAATGACATTCACACTTAATATATTAAGTTTAGATGGAGAATTTCTAAATAAAATAACAAGAGATAAATTAAACTACCCCTTGTTATTATTGAAAACAGTATAACAAAAGCTTATAGATGCGCCAATAGCTGATAAAGCACTGAAAACAATCGTGTTATTTGAGGGGGTTGTAGAAGCTAATATAAATACAAAAATGAATGTTATCAAGAATACACCTAACGAGCATAGTAAACTAATTTTTAAAATTTTTATGGTGTGGTTGAAATTAAGAATTAAGATGAGTAGCATCCAGAAAATGAAAATTAAATATGTAACTAGAAATGATAGTAAAAATGATAAAAACCAATTATCTTGAAGTGATTTTAAAAGTAAACCTAAATTACTACCTTCAGTTTTCATGAGTATCTGTGGAAACTTGGTATAGGTTGAAACACATACGTATAAAAAGCAAACTACGATAGTAATAACTAGAAATGATTTTGTGATTTTTTCAATTTTATTACCTAAATCAGTTAGAAATAAATCTTTTAAGTTTTTTTTCATTTTTATCTCCTAAAAAATTAATTTATAAAATAATATTCTACATGAATTTAGGAGTGATAACAATGCAATGTCTAATACACATATTTATTTTATAGGGTTTTATACCAATATTAAAGGAGTGGGAAACTATGAAAAAACTACTATTAATTCCATTATTAGCATTAACATTTTCATTAGGAGGAGTACGTGGTTTGATGACCGAGCTAAAGACTTTGAAAGTGACACTAAAGGATTAAAGCGAACTGTGACTATATACAGTAAAACAGGTGATGTACTTAAACAGTACAAGGGTGAGAATGTTAGAACTAAATATAATGAAGGTGGAGCATTAGTAATTAATATTGATGGTAAACGTGTTCAAGTCATGAATAGTGATGTTGTTATTGAAGAAAAAGGTTCAGAAAAGTTTGAGGTAAAACGATAATGTGGTTAGTGATAATTATTATATTTTTATTACTATTAATCATAGGTTTTGTTTCAGAAAATAGTAAATTGAAAGGACAACTTGAGGCGAGAGAGTATGAAAAGCAATTACTTGAGAATAGATTAAAACAATTTGAGAAATAAGGAGGAGGTGATGATGAGCAAAAAGAAATACGGCTTAAAATTATCAACGGTTAGAAAATTAGAAGATGAACTTGTTGATTATCCAAATTACCATAAACAGTTGAAGGATCTAAAAGAGGAAGTAATGAATCCATGGATAAGAACGGACACTAATATCGGTGGGGAATTTGTGCCTTCTAAACATTCTAAAACAGAAATGGTCGTAACTAATTATTTATGCGATATAAGAAGAAATAAAATACTGGAATTCAAAAGAGCCATTGAACGTGTAATTAATACATCAAGTCGAAAAGAGCGTGAATTTATTCAGGAGTATTACTTCAATCAAAAAATGTTTGTTAATGTATGTAGTGATATACATATATCCGAAAGTACAGGCCATAGAATAAAAAAGAAAATTGTATTAAAATTCGCTGAAGAATTAGGTGAATTATAAATTGACAGTAAAATGACAGTTTTTGATACCTAAAATGTATTATTATGATATATGTAAACAGCTATAGTTTATAATGCATGTAAAAACTTGCATTGGTTTACCCCCTAAAAACTTATGCATTTAATTAACACCCCTTTGACCTATCCAGCTACGACCTGGGTAGGTTTTTAATTTAAATAAAGTGTAGCTATAAACTTGATAATAAAGTATTATAATTGTGTAAGTCAAAATAAATTAAAGGGGAAAGAGTATGGAATATAATAAACTTGAAATTATAGAAAGTTATTACTATGAGTCACCAGAACATGTTATTAAAGTTGATATTGCAAAATCATTAAGTAATAAATTGGCATGGAAAAAATATTCGATTGCTTCTTTAGGTGATATTATTTCAATGGAACCATTGGATGAACAAAACGAAAAAGCTGTTATAAATAAGCAATTAAACATTATTGAAACAAAAGCAACAGAAAGAAAAAATAATACAATTAAACATTTTTAGTTTAATATTACGCTTGCCATGAGCAAGCGTTTTTTTATGTATAAATTTAACAAACAAATTAGCATAAGAAGGTGATTCAATGAAATGAAATTAACAGTAAAACGACAAAGATTTGCTGATGAGTATATTAAAAGTGGGAATGCTACAGAGGCCTATGTTAAAGCTGGTTATTCAAAAAACAAAGCTAATACAAACGCAACTAAACTACTACAAAATACTACAATTAAAAAATATATTAAAGAACGCATTGAACAAGTTCAAGAAGAGAGTTTGATGAGTGTTACTGAAGCGTTAGCGATATCTGCATCAATAGCTCGAGGTGAGCATCAACAGTTATATACAAAGATATATGATAATTTAACTGATGAAGTTGATAAAGAAGTTACGTATACCATTACACCTAGAATTGAAGAACGTCAACGATCTATAGAACATATATTAAAAGTTCATGGCATCTTAAATGGTCGTTTAGCTAATGAAAAACTTGAAAAAGAAATACAAATGCTTCAGAAGAAAATTGAAAAAATGGATAGTGCAGAGAATAATAATCAAGAATCTGAAATTGCTAAAGCACTTATTAAATTAGCTGGTGGTTCAGATGATTGATAAAGTATTAAACCCAAAACAGCAAGAAGTATGGAATTGTTTTATAAATGAACGACCTAAAATTTTAATAGCAAGTGGAGCTAAGCGAGCAGGTAAAACGTATGTGTTTATACTGCTTTTTTTGATGCACATAGCTGGTTATGAGAACAAAGGATTGAACTTTATTATAGGTGGTGCTACTCAAGCATCTATTCGCCGTAATGTGTTAGATGATATGGAATTAATACTTGGCAAAGAACTTAAGTTAGATAAATCAAATGCAGTTAAAATATTTGGAAATAAAGTTTATGTGTTTGACGGCCAAAATGCAGATTCATGGAAAAAAGCCCGTGGTTTTACATCAGCTGGAGCATTTCTTAATGAAGGTACAGCATTACATGACACTTTTATTAAAGAGGTGTTTTCTCGTTGTAGTTATAAAGGTGCAAGAATATTAGTCGATACAAACCCCGAAAACCCAATGCATCCAGTAAAAAAAGATTATATTGATAACTCTGGCCAAACATTATCTAATGGCAGACTTAACATAAAAGCATTCCAATTCACTTTATTTGATAATACATTTTTAGATAGTGAATATGTTGAATCAATAATAGCAAGTACACCATCAGGCATGTTTACCGATAGAGATATTTACGGAAAGTGGGTAGCGGCTGAAGGTGTTGTATATAAAGATTTTAACGAAGAAATACACTACATCACTGAAGAACAATATAACCAAAAACAAATTAAAAAGAAATATGCGGGTGTGGACTGGGGATATGAACATCATGGATCAATCGTTGTAGTTGCAGAAGATATGGAAGGTAAAAGATATCTAATTGAAGAACATGCCTATCAACATAAAGAAATCGATGATTGGGTACAAATCGCAAAAGGTGTCATAGAGCGACATGGAAATATCTTATTTTATTGTGATACAGCTCGAACTGAACACATAAACAGATTTGGTAAAGAAGGTATAAAAGCTAGGTATGCGGATAAATCAAAATTATCTGGAATAGAAGTAGTTGCTAGAGGATTTAAACTTAATGAGTTATTTATTATAGAGGACAAAGTTAAATTGTTTAAAGATGAAATATATAACTATGTATGGGACGACAAAAAAGATGAACCAGTAAAAGCTAATGATGATTGTTTAGATGCTTTAAGATATGCAATTTATACATCTAGCAAAGGTTCAGGAACTGGTTTTAAGTAAGGAGGAGATATTTTGTATCCAAGTGAACCGACACAGACAGAAATATTTAATGACATTATTAAAAGTAATAATAAACCTGAAACTTTAGAAGAAATGATTATACGATATATTAAAGCGCATCAGAACAAAATACCAAACTTTGAAATTGGCCAAAAATATTATGATCAAGAGCCAGATATTGTTAGAGAGCCACCTTCAAAAGATGCAACAGGAAAAGTCGACCCATTAAAGCCAGATGATAGATTAATCACTAATTTTCATGCAAATTTAGTAGACCAAAAAGTATCTTATTTAGTTGGAAAGCCTATCGAATTTAAATACACAGATAACAATATAATAGAGCAAATCAACCTAGCATTAGGAAGTAGATTTGATGACAAGTTACATAGTGTATTAACTGGTGCAAGTAATAAAGGTATTGAGTGGATTCATCCTTATATTGACGAAGAGGGAGAATTAAAGTTATTTAGAGTACCAGCTGAACAAGGAGTTCCAATATGGAAAGATAGAGAACATGAAGAATTGGAAGCATTTATACGTTTCTATAAATTAGACAATGAAATGAAAGTCGAGTATTGGGATGAAACATTCATTAATTATTATATTTATGATAATGGGAGTTTAATAAGAGATTACTCACGTAATTTAAACAGTCAAGAAACACATTTCAGTACAGGATCATGGGGACGTATACCGTTTATACCATTTAAGAATAATGACGCTGAACGTTCAGATTTATTCATGTATAAGACACAGGTCGATGCATATAATAGGCGTTTATCCGATACAGCAAATATGTTTAAAGAATCGAATGAATTAATATATGTATTAACGAATTATGATGAAACTAATTTATCAGAGTTTAAAAGAAATATGCGTCATTATGGTGCTATTAAAGTAAGTAATGTTGACGGTGGCGTCGATACAATAGAGATAAAAGTACCTGTTGAAAATACGGAAAAATATTTAAAAATGCTATATGAAAATATAATGCTATTTGGCCAAGCAGTTGATTTTAGTTCCGATAAATTTGGTTCTGCACCTAGTGGCGTTGCATTAGAATTTTTATATACTAATTTAAATTTAAAAGCTGACAAGTTGGCTCGTAAAACAAAAGTAGCAATCCAAGAGTTACTTTGGTATGTAATTGAACATCATAATTTAAAAGTTGATTGTAAAGATATAGATATAAGTTTTAATTATAACAAAGTCGCAAATACAGAATTACAAGTACAAATGGCACAATCTTCTATGGGGATAGTTAGTCATGAAACGGTTATTGAAAATCATCCATTTGTTGAAGATTTAGAAGCAGAATTACAAAGGTTACAAAAAGAACAAATGGAATTTAATAAACAAGTTGGTGATATTGAGGAGGGTTCAAATGAACAAGAAGAATCCGAAGATAACGAATCAAAGTGATATAGATGAATATATCGAATTAATCCAACGACAAGCTGAAAGTGAAATAGAAATAGTATTTGCTAAAAGATTAAAAGTAATTCAACAAACTATAGCAATGTTATTTGAAAAGTATCAGCAAGAATCACCACATGCCACATGGACTGAATTTAACAAATATAACAGACTTAACAAAGAACTTATACGAATAGCAGAAATGTTAAACGGTGCCTATAAAGAAGTAATTAAAACCATACAAGAATCACAACAAAATAGTTATATCAAAAAGTATTTAATGAGTCTTTACCTATATGAAATGGCATCACAAAAACTAATGCAGTTTGATATTCCTAGTCCTGAAGTTATTGTAAGTGCAATAGAGCAACCAATCGAATTTATAAAATTGGTTCCCACATTACAGAAACACCGTAATGAAGTTATTAAAAGAATTCGTATAAACATTACACAGGGTATTATGAGTGGTGAAGGATATGCGAAAATAGCTAAATCATTACGTGAAGATATTGGAATGACAAAGGCTCAATCATTGAGAGTGGCTCGTACAGAAGCGGGCAGAGCAATGTCACAAGCTGGACTTGATAGTGCTAAAGTTGCTAAAAATAATGGTTTAGATATGAAAAAGAAATGGTTTGCTACAAAAGGTACTAGAACACGTGACACACATCGCCATCTTGATGGCAAAGCGATACCTATTGAAAATAACTTTCATTCTAGCGGTTGTATTGGCCAAGCGCCTAAATTATTTGTAGGGATTAAAAGTGCTAGAGAAAACATAAATTGTCGATGTAAATTACTTTATTACATTGATGAAGATGAATTGCCAACAGTAATGAGAGTTAGAAAAGATGATGATAAAACCGAAGTAATACCATTCATGACTTATTCAGAGTGGGAAAAAACAAAAGGAGTGGTGAATAATGAAAGAAGTAAAGTTAAAAGTAATTGTAGATGCTGATGAAGGTATTGAGAAATTAAAAAAGGTTAAATCATTATTAACTGAAATAAGTGAAATTTTAAAAGAACCAATAGTAAATATAACTATTAGCAATGAAGCAGATACAGAAATAATAAGTAAAGAATTGGTAAACTTTAGACCCGAAATAAGCGATTAAAGCTACTGCACAGTGTGTAGTAGTTATTTTTATGCCCAAATATGCTCAAGGCGTTAAAAGGTGCAAAATCCACACCAATAGATATGAGAGGAGTATTTAATTATGGACAAAAAATTTTTAATTGATTTAGGTCTTGATGATGAAATCGTTAATAAAATAATTGATAAGCATAACGATTTATTAAAAGAATCTAAAGACAAAGCTGATTCAGCTCAAAAAGAGCTTGATAAAGCAAACGAAGAAATTTCTAATCGTGATAAACAAATTACTGACTTAGAATCTAAGGCCAACAATAAAGAAGCATTAGAAAAGCAACTTGAAGAGTACAAAAACACTAACTCTGAATATGAATCAAAAATGAAAGAGTTACGCTTAGATAATGCTATTAAAGTTGCAGTGGCAAAAGATGCTGTTAATACCGATCATGTTCTAAAACTTATTGATAAAGAAGGCCTGGAATTACAAGACGATGGATCAGTAAAAGGTTTAGACAAACGTTTAGAAAGTTTCAAAGAAGAAAACACGCATTTGTTCGGAGCTGACAAACCTAAGGGACGTTCACCTATAGATGGTGGTAATCCTGAACCGGAAAAACCTACTGAACAATGGACAGAATTTTTAAAATAGGAGTGGTAAATAATGAAAAAATTAAAACTTAACTTACAGTATTTTGCAGAACAAACTAAAGTCGAGCCTGGGGAAACTTTACTAAAGAACAAGCATATTGGAATTATTGAAAAAGTAACTGCTGCACATTCATATTCATCACCTGCGATTATTAGTAATGATGCAATATTTATGGAAGGTCGTTCATTTACTGTATTAAAAGGTGATACATCTGAATTAAAAGATTATGAACGAAATGCACAAAATGAATGGGATCACCCACAAATTCAAGAAACTACTTATTTCTTAGACCAAGAAAAATATTGGGGTCGTTTTGTAGATGCATTAGATAAACGAGATACAGAAGGTAATATTGACATTGATTACGTTGTCGCAAAACAAGCCGCAGAAGTTGTGGCGCCATATTTAGACAACTTACGTTTTGCTACTTTAGCACGTAATAAAGCTAAGCATATAGCTTTAGGAACAGAAGAAGATGCACATTATGATGCAGTATTAGATGTTTCAGTTGAGTTAGATGAAATTAATGCATCGCAAAATCGTATTTTATTTGTAGCACCTAAATATTATAAATCCATTAAAAAATATGTTGTTGGATTACCACAAGGTGATACTCAACAAAAAGTATTAGGTAAGGGAATTCAAGGTGAATTAGATGGATTCTTAGTGGTAAAAGTTCCATCAAAAGTTTTACAAGGTGTTGAAGCTATGGCAATCGTTGGTGAAGTTATGGCGTCTCCAATTCAAGCCAACTTAGCAAAATTAAATTCAAATGTTCCAGGTATGTTTGGAACTTTGGCAGAGCAATTAATCTATACAGGTGCTTTTGTACCTCAACACTTACAAAAATTCATTTATACTATCGGTGGAACTGAGGTAGAGACTAAACGTGATGGTTTAGATGCACATGCTAAAAAGGTAAGTGCAGAAGATACAGGAGCATAAGGAGTGAGTAATAATGACGTATGAAGTTATTAAATACTTTACCGACTTACAAGACAATGACTATGAATACAATGTTGGCGATATTTTCCCTCGTGATGGATTGCAAGTGACTGATGAGCGATTAAGAGAGTTGTCTACAGATGAAAATAGGCAACGAGTATCTTTAATTAAGCCTATTTCAGAAGCAAAAGACTTTTCTAGTATGAAAGTATCAGAGCTAAAAGAAGTGGCCAAAAAACAGGGTATTGAAGGTTATTCTGATATGAAAAAAGCAGAACTTATTGATGCATTAAAAGGTGATGCTTAATGGACGCTAGTGAGGTTAAATTGTTAAATTCAAAGCCATTAGATGACCATTCTCACGATGAGGAAATTGAAACAATGATAAAAATTTACAAGGGTATTGCCGAAGATTATTGTAATAATAAATTCAAAACACCATACCCATCAGGAGTTAAAAAGTTTATAGCTGACTGTATCAAATATAGCGAAACTGGAAATATATCTAGTCGTTCTATGGGGTCAGTCAGTTATTCTTTTGTTACAGAGATACCAGATACTTTATATAAACCTTTAATGACATATAGAAAGTTGAAGTGGTAGTATGTTTGATCCTTTAAATGAATTTCCACATGTAATAGAAATTGGCAATTTTGAAGTAGTTGGTAAACGCCCTAATCAAACTAAAGAATTTATTTCAGTGACAAAAATTAATGGATTTATGGATACGCCATCTACCAGTGAGCAACTCAAATTTTATCAAATGGATGCGTCTTATGACCGAAATTTATACACACCCTATCATATACCAATAAATCGAGAATCAATTTTTAAATTTGAAGATAAACTATATGAAACTGTTGGTGAACCCACTGATCAAGGAGGTATGAATGAAGTGAATTTAACAAGATTGAAGGTGTATAAGGCTGGCAAAAGTTAAATATGGTAGTGACAAATTAGTCGTAGACCTAGAAAAATTCGAAAAAGATATGCAAGAGTGGGTTAAAAAAGGTATAGCAAAAACCACACTTATAATATATAACGCTGCAGTTGCATTAGCTCCTGTAGATTTAGGTTATTTAAAAGAAAGTATAGACTTTAAATTTACAGATGGAGGTTATAGCGCTGTTATTAGCGTTGGCGCAGAGTATGCAGTCTATGTTGAATTTGGGACTGGAATTTATGCTACTGGACCAGGTGGTTCAAGAGCTAAAAAAATACCGTGGTCATATAAAGGTGACGATGGTCAATGGTATACCACATATGGCCAAGAGGCACAGCCTTTTTGGTTTCCAGCAGTTGACCAAGGTGAGAAATTTTTTAGAAAGTATTTTGGATGAGGTGATTAAACATGTGGGTATCGGTTGAGCCTGACCTCTTTGAAAGATTATATAACAAAATAGAAAATCATCCATTAATTAATAAGCATGTTGATCATAGAGTTTATGAAGGCGTACAAAAAAATGCAGTTTATCCATATATTGTTGTTGGAGAGACTAATGTTACTCCCGAAGAAACAGCAAATAGTATGAAAGAAGATGTAGCAATTACTATTCATGTATATAGTCAAGCATATAATCGTGATGAGGCCGTTAGAATTATTAGTCTTATTGCCTTTGTAGTGAATAGAAAATTAGATATACCTAATTATGAATTTATTAGAAGTCGTATAAGTGTCCAGCAAGTTATTACTGATATAGATCAGTATACAAAGCATGGCATTTTACGGCTTCTTTTTAAATATAGACATAAAACAAGATATGAAGGAGAGTGAATATTTTGCAGAAAAAGTATATTGCAGCAATTCAAATTGCCGATAAGAAATTAGCTTCTAAATTAACGATTGAAGAGTCTGTGTTACTAGCAAGCCTTGGTGAAGGTGGTCATACAATAAGTAATGATTTAGCTGAAATGATTAAAGGTGATAAAAAAGACTTTTCACGTAATAGCGTAGAGGAAGAAATAAAACTAACTGTTGATAAAGTGCCAGGTGATAAAGGACAAGAAGCATTAAAAGAATCAGTTAAGTTATTTAAACAATTGCGAATTTGGATTTGGGAAGTTCAAAAACGAAATGGTAAACATCATGGAACTTTTGCATATGTAGTAATTGAAGAACATGATTGGTCGTTTGATGACGAGGATGACAAGATTGAAATTACTGCTAAAGTTAAATTTAATAGTGCCGATGGTGAAGTAGATGAATTACCAGAAGAATGGTTAAATCCTAGCGAAGCTGGCACAACTGTTGAGTTTGAAAACATGAATGAATATGAAGGATCATTTGAAGAAAGAACTAAAAAATCAACTGATACTGGAGCATAAAAGGGGCGTATAGCTCCTTTTTATTTTTAAATTTTGAAAAGAGGTATAAAAATGACAAAACAAAATTTTAATCCGATTACAACTTTAACAATCAATGATGAAGAAATAAAAGCACTAGCTACTTTTAATTTTGACATGAAAGCAGGAAAGTTTACTGAAGAACGTGAAGATGAAAAAGGAAAGAAAGAAAAAGTACCAGGATTTAATGTAATTTATAACGGTATTTTATCTAGAGATACAAAATCAATTGCTGATTTTTGGGAATGTGCTACTGCATATTTAGGTAAAAAAGCACCAAAACGTGAAGATATTGAGGATGCATTGATGAAAGTTATTGAAGAAAAAGACGACACTATAGAATTGTTACAAGGTGCGTTAGACATGATGAACAATAGTGGTTTTTTCAAGCAGAAATCACGTGCTTATTGGTCACAGATGAATCAATCTGTACCGATGGTCAAAGAAGAAGAGAAAGAAACAACGAAACACGGAATCGAAATGTTGAAGAACAACTACAAAGAAATCATGGGCGAACTACCTTACTAAATTATTCAGAGGTAAGGCAACTGACAAGCCAGTATATAGGTTATCTTTCAGAAGATGAACTTATGAATTTAGTTCCACATAAATGGAGCGATTGGATTGTCGGGAGACGTCAGGCTTTGATAGATCAAAAAGAATCCATGCTATTTATGGCGCAAGCAAATGGCATGGTTCAAGCAGGTAAAAGATTAACTAAACTACAAAATCAACTTGAACGTGAAAGATACATTGTTCGAGGTGAAGAGGACAAATACGAATTGAAACGTAAGCAAAAACTTGCTCAAAATAAACGGAATAGAGAAAGAGTTATGAGAGGAACTAGAAAATTTTATAATTCTTTAAATAATAGAAATACAAGTCATAAAGGAGGGTGAAAATGGAAAGTAATTTTGTGGCTAAAATATATGCAGTTATCAGAAACTTTGAACGTAATATCAGAAAAGCACAACGATTGGCTAAAACTTCAGTACCTAATGAAATAAATGTAGATGTTACTGCTGATTTAAGAAAGCTACAAAAAAAGTTAACTAGAGCTAAAGGGATACTTACTACCATCCCTCCTCGAAAAGAAGTAGATATAGATGCCAAAGTGAAAAAAGCTCAATACAACATAAAAAAGGTAACTCAAAATTTATATAGATTACCTAACAATAGAAATATTAATGTTGATGCTAATATAACTAAGGCGCAAATCAAATTAAAAAAAGTAACACAATCTTTGAGGACAGTACCTAAAAAGAAAACAATTAAAATTGATGTTGATACAACTTCTACATCAAAACTACAGCGACTGTTTCGAAATGTTGAAACACAAGTTAATCATTTCAAAAATAATGTAGATAGATTAGCTGGAGATATCAAATCATTTGGTATTGTTTTTTCACAAACTTTTAAAGGGATAATGTTAACGTCAATACAAGCATTAATACCTATTATAGCTGGATTAGTTCCAGCGCTATTTGCAGTATTAAATGCAGTTAAAGTATTAACTGGTGGCGTAGTAGCATTTGCTGGAACAGGTGCCGTTGCTTTTGGTGGTTTTGTTGCATATGCAGGAATGGCAATAACAGCAATCAAAATGTTAGAAGATGGAACGATTGAAGCTAGTTCAGCTACGCAAAAATACCAAACTGCTTTAGAAGCAGTTAAAAGTACATGGCAAGATATAGTTAAACAAAATGCAAATGCAATATTTGAATCTATGGCTAATGGTTTAAATACAGTTAAAAGCGCTATGAAATCATTAACACCATTCTTAAAAGGTGTAGCTGACGGTGTGAACGTTGCTAGTAAGAAAATGCTAGAATGGGCAGAAAATTCAAAAGTAGCACAAAAATTCTTTAAAATGATGAATACAACTGGGGTTTCAGTATTCAATAAACTATTAAGTGCATTGGGTCGCTTTGGTGACGCTATAATTAACGTATTTACACAATTAGCTCCTTTGTTCCAATGGTCAGCTAATTGGTTTGATCGCTTAGGACAATCTTTTCAAAAATGGGCTAATAGCGCAAATGGCCAAAATAGTATTAAACAATTTATAGAATATACTAAAAAGAACTTACCTATTATCGGCAACATTTTTAAAAATGTGTTTGCCGGTATTTTTAATTTAATGAAGGCATTTGGACAAAATTCAAATACTATTTTTGAATATTTAGATAAAATGAGTGCAAAATTCCGTAATTGGTCAGAAACCGTTGGAAAATCAGAGGGCTTTAGAAAGTTCATTGATTATGTACAAAAAAATGGTCCAGTTATTATGCAGTTAATAGGTAATATCGTGAATTTATTAGTAGCCTTTGGTACAGCAATGGCACCAATTGCAAGCGCACTTTTAAAAGTAATTACTAAAGTCATAGGGTTTACAGCTGCTTTAATGGAAAATCATCCTTGGATTGCTCGATTGATTGGTATATCAGGTATATTATTGGGGGCGATTTGGTCATTAGCAGTTCCATTGATGGCAGTTAATAGCTTTTTAGGATTGTTCGGAACATCTTTATTAGGTTTAGCACAGAAATTTATTACATCAGGTAACGCAAGTAAGATATTCACTGGGATAATTAATATTCTTAAAGGAGCAATAGGCTTTTTATTAAACCCAATAGGAAATATAGTTAAACTTTTACCATTATTAGGCACTGCATTTACTGCGCTTACAAGTCCTATTGGCATTGTAGTTGGTATCATAGCAGTTTTGGTTGGTGCTATTGTTTATTTATGGAAAACAAATGAAGATTTTAGAAATTTCATCACTAAAATGTGGCAAGATTTGACTAATACTATCGGTGGTGCGATTCAAGGAGTCATTTCATGGTTCCAAGAATTGTGGGCTAGTATTCAATCAACATTACAACCAATAATGCCAATTTTAGAGGTTTTAGGTGAAATTTTTAATAAAATATTTGGTATTCAAATCATGTTGATAATTTCTCAAGTTATTACTGCGTTTCAAGGGTTATGGACTACCATTCAAATTGCGGCGCAATTAATAGGTGCGGCTATTTCAATAGCTGTAAATATAATCATCTCTTTATTTACAGCATTAATTCAACTTTTAACAGGCGATTTTAGCGGAGCCTGGGAGACTTTAAAGAATATGGTAACTACAAATTTACAAATTATTTGGCAAACGATAGTGAATATTTGGGGGATCATTACTGGATTTTTATCAAGTACACTAAATAGAATACTTGGAATTTTCGGTACAAGTTGGCAACAAATTTGGTCAATAGTATCATCAAAAGTTTCACAAATTTGGTCTACTATTTCTGTGAAATTCCAAGAAATAGTAGGAATGATTGGCGAAAAAGTCAGTCAATGGTTATCGAAATTAAGACAAGGTTTTAACGATATGGTTCAATCCGCTGTTGACGGAATGGCTAGATTTTTAGAGCGTATAGTACAAGGTTTCTGGAATGTAGTAAATGCGGTCGGTGATGGAGTATCAAATGCAGTATCAAAAGCGAGAAGTTTTGTATCTGATTTTGTTCAAGCTGGTGTTGATTTAATAGCTGGCATGATTCGAGGCGTTATAGATAAAGCTAAAGATTTAGCACAAGCAGCCTGGGATGCGGCTAAAGGGGCATTAAATGCTGCTAAAAGTGCGTTAGGTATAAAATCACCTTCAAGAGAATTCAAATCTTTAGGTATGTATTCCATGATTGGTTTAGGAAATGGAATTGCACAATATGCTAATAAAGCGGCTAAAGAAAGTAGATTAGCGGCAACGAAAGTAATGGACGCATTTAAAGTAGACTTATCACCTGGCATAACAGAAGGTTTAGGTGGTTCATTGAATAGTGATATAAATGCTCATATGAGTAAAGATGTAAGACATAGCTTAGAAGAAAATAATAAACCAATAGTAAATCTATTAGTTAGAAATGAAGGCGATGCTGAATGGATTAAATCGACTATTGAAGAACTAGGAGCTAGAGAAGCAATCGGAGACAACTTTTAAGGAGGTGGCATATGTTTATAGCACATGATGTAGAAATAAATAAAAATGACGAACTGTATAGGGTTAGTGATAACCCTATCACTGGCCAAAAACTAGAAGTAGTAGAATTCGATGTACAAGGTTCTGAAAAAGAATTAGATTTTAATGAAATTGAGAGAATTAATGGCAGATTTCTTAATTCTAGTGTTGAAAGATATAAAAAAGCAACAATGGTTGTTCGTTATAGTGTTAGTAAGATTGCATATGCATCTCACTTAAAAAATAGTATCCAAAATTTATTTTCTGGCCAATTTTATTTGAGAGAAATGGCAGCTAATGATATCGAGATACCTTTTCAGACTATGCTAGATCCTACACATGAATTTGAGCTTAATTATGTAGATGGTAAACAGTTGTTAGTGGCCTTAGTTTCTAGCATTTCTTTTGATACTACTAAAACTGAAGGTCTAATAACTTTAGAGTTTGAAACAGTTGAATTACCTTATTATGAATCAATTGGTTATAGTACAGATTTAGAAAGTGGAAATGATTTAGATTTATGGGGTATGACTAGCAATATGACTTTTATAAGTAATAGCGATCAAAGGAAGTTTACGTTTTATAATACAGAGAATGATTTTGTTTATTATGCTGGTGACGTACCGATAAATCAATTTAATCAAAAATTTATAGTGGAAATAACTATAGGTGAAAACACAAACCATTTTACATTTGACACTGGATATAAGAGTGAAATGATGACTGTAAAAAATATTGATTTAAAAGAAGGGGACATAATTAAATATGATGGTATACAAACATATAAAAATGGCATCCCTATCAATGGGAAAAAATACGGCACAGGTAATCAACCTTCGTTAGTTCCTGGTTATAATCAATTTCACTTTAATCAAGTTGTTAATAAGGTTGTTTTCAAATTTAAAATGTATTACAGATAAGGAGGATACTTATGCCTATAATAATAAACAGTTTAGTGGGGCGTAGTTTCCCATTATTTGTTAATACAACTACACAGGATAAAGTATCAGAAGAATCAGTATTATCTTTTGAGATTGTTGAAGATGCGTATAATTTTGATTTAGTTACGAGTATATCGACAATGTGGACAGTCACAAATGTAGGTGGAAATGATGATATTAATGAATATAAAATTATTTATATTAAAAAGAGTAGCATTGGTGAAAATCAGAAAGTATATGTTAAAGCTATTAAAAGAGAAATATTTGATTTAAAGGCTAAACGGATACATGAATCTTATACTGGTAGTTTTACTGGAGAAGAATATTTCAAACTTATTTTTAAAGGTAGTGGTTATAACTTTAAACTTTTAAGTAAAGTTTACGCTTCTAGGTTTGAAAATCTAGGTGAAGGTGATTCAAGGCTAGAATTATTTAAAAAGGGTTTAAAACGTTATAATCTTGAATATTATTATGATGAAAAAAAGAGAACATTTTATTTGCAAACGTCTGTAGGTAAGGAAGCTAAATATCGAATAGATACAAAGATTAATGCGAATAATGTGCAATTAGAAGAAGATGCATCAGAACGTTTTACTTATATTAAAGGTTTTGGTGATTTTGATGAAAATGACTCATACATGGAGGGCGCTTTACAAATAACTTATGTTCATCCAGTAGCAAAGGTAATAGGTGAAATACATGCACCGCCTGTAATAGATGGCCGTATTAAACATGAAGATAAGTTGAAAGAAAAAATGGAAAAAATCATTAATGATAGTATTAAAATTTCCGTTTCAACTGATTTTATTCATCTTGAATCATATAAAGAAGCGAAGCCATTGCCAGGCGATATTACTGTGCTAAAAGATTCGGTCAATAATATTAATGATGAGGTTAGAATTGTCGAAATCACTACTAAACGTGATGTTAATAATAAAATCATTAAACAAGACGTAATTTTAGGTGATTTTACATTAACAGAAAGAAATAAGAAAATGGCAAGAAAAGCAGCAAAATATGTTTCGAATTTAAACGTATCATCTACTGAAACACCTGGAAAAAAAGAGCGATTAAGAAATAGAGATATGAATAGATCAATTAAAGCTATTAATAACTTAGTCGAACAAAATGCATCAAAACCAACTAAAAGTGGAAAATCAATAAAAACTAAAAATGGAACTATGACAGTAGACTTTACACCGATATCTAGTATTCGGAATGTAAAGTCTATTTATGTTATCGGGGATTCTGTTGCAAAAGGTTCTGGAGCTAAAGAAAACTTTGGTCAAATGCTCGGTAAAAAAATAAAAGCGAAAGTAACAAATAGCGCTGTTGGTGGTGCTACCATGTCTACAAATAGACCAAATAGTATATATGAACAAGCCTTAAAGATAAAAAATACAGATTTGATTATTGTTCAAGGTACAGATGATGATTGGTTATTTCAAGGCGGTATAGCAATTGGCGAAGATGAAAAAGACTTAAAAACTTATTATGGAGCATTTTATCAAGCAGTAACAGCAATCAAAAATAATAATCCTAATTGTAAGATAGTTTCTATGACACCAACAAGACAATGCCCAGTTGCTAATAACAAAATAAGACGACGCGACACCGATAAAAACAAATTAAATTTAGTTTTGAAAGATTATGTTAATGCCCAAGTTGAAGCGTGTACAGAGTTAGATATTCCAGTTTTTGACGCTTACCGATTTAATTTGATTGATCCATATAATCCTGCGTATAGAGCGAAAAACATGCCTGATGGACTACATCCGAATGAATTAGCACACGAAGTTATCATGTATGAGCTAATTAAAAATTATCATTACTTTTATGATTAAAGGAGGGGCTTTTAGTGACAGAGAAATTAATAACAAGTTTACATGCTATATTTAATGAAAAGTATATAAATCAACATGAATTTAACTATCAAAAGTTAAACCGTTTTATGCAAAACGTTAATTTATATATGTATGCACATGGTAAAACAGATAAGAAAGCACATAATGCCGACCAAATTATTTATCAAAGACAAAGTATTGCAGATTTCTATAAATATTTAGTAGCTAGGTTAAATAATTTAGTTTTAGGGCATAACGGAGACGGAATTAATGAAGTAAAGGATGCACGAGTTGGTAATCAAGGGGTTGTTCATCCAACACTGCATGAAAGACTTAGACATGAAAATTTATATTATACAAAGTTAATATCTGAACTTACAGAAGAAACCAAACAGAATCATGAAGAATTTTTAAATGCAGAATATCGTTTTGATCCACTAAATCAAGAAATGCAATTTATTACTGATTTATCGCCTAGAACTAATGCAGTAATGCAAAGTTTTTGGGTAGATTACCGTACACATATTATATATATGACACAATCCAGACCAGGCGGACATTACATGTTAAGTAGGCTTAAACCTAATGGTCAATTTATAGATAGACTATTAGTAAAAAATGGTGGTCATGGTACACATAATGCTTATAGGTATATTAAAGGAGAGCTATGGATTTATTCGGCTGTTTTAAGTGCTAATAAGAAAAATAAATTTGTACGCTTTAAATATAAAACTGGCGAAATTAAATATGAAGATGAACAAATGCAAGACGTTATGCCTCATGTATTTAATAATCGTTATACAAGTGCTATATATAATTCTAAAGAACAGTTGATGATTTTTAGACGAGAATATACACAACAAGAATTTAAAGATAAGAAATCATTGAATTTTATTGAAATTAGAAGTATTAAAGATATTGATAATAATGTAGACAAAATATTATATAAATTTGATATTCCAGACGTATATACAAGTCCAACACAACCTATGCAAGGTGTTACTTATGATGAGGGTATTCTTTATTGGTATACGGGCGATAGTAATCCTAAAATACCTAATTATTTACATGCATTTGATGTTAAGAATGGTAAACATTTATGGAAGCGAATAGTTACAATTGGTGGTATTGATGGAAACTATGTAGGTGATTTTCAAGAAGCAGAAGGTTTGGCTATGTATTATGATGAAGAAACTGGTAAAAAAGCGCTTTTAGTTGGTGTTACTACTGGACCAGGAAATAATAGGCATCATGAGATACATTCCATTGCACAAAGAGATTTAAATGATAGCTTGAAAAATAGAGCGACGCCCGTATTAATGACTGATACTGGTGGTAGAGCTAAACCTTTACCTGCACAAGGATTTAGCAAGTTAAGTAATGTGACAGAAATTGGCCACTATTATATGTACACTGGTGATACATTGAATATTAAAGACTTTCCTTTAAGTAAAGCGTGGAGAGGGTACGGATGGTTTTTTGATGTTTTGCCAGGTGATATAAATGGTGTTGTCAGACAAGTATTAACTAGATCATCATTTGGTCGTAATACAATGATATTTTCTAGAAATGTGGATGTGTTTACTAATAAAGCATCTGTGGGTTGGAGCTACCATAAAACATATGGTGAAATGTGGGAAACGCCACCTAAGAGCATAAATAAATTGGCTGATTTAAATATACCTGGTTTAGAAATTTATTTAACTGCTGAAGATACAAAACGATTTGTCGATTTTCCATCCAAATATAAAGGGGTCGCAGGTTTTGTATACTTAAGAGTTAAGTTATCACAAAATCAATATAAAGAATTTCTATTCAGAAATAATATAATTTCACCACCTGAAACATTAGAACGTACAACTCAAGGTACTAGAAAATCAAAATGGTTTACTAATGCTGGTAGTTATAAGGAGGTTGGATGATGAAGGAAGAAGCGTTTTTAAAAGATGATAATATAATTCCTTTAGAAGTGACATCAAAATATAAGAGTATCACAGATACTAATATTAGCTTTTTTAATACTGATACAGGAACTTCTGTTTTAAACTTTATAGTTACAAAGAATGAAAAACCATTTGAAATTGGACTTAATAATGCTAAGGCTACAATTGATTTGAAAACAGAGAATTACGGAGCGGAAACTGGCGCACATATATCGGATGATTTGACGTTCATTGATCCAATCAATGGGCGTCTTTCTTATACCTTGCCAGATGATTTTTTAAGATATACAGGGAAGGTATTTGGGCAAGTATTTTTCACTCAAAATGGTAGCAATAACATTATTGTGATGTGTGAGTTTTCATTTAGAATTGATGACGATCAAATTAGTGATTTTGATGGTAAAACTAAATTAGTTTATATTAAAACGCTTAAAGATATAATGGCACAATTTAATGGGGATATATCAAAATTTAATAAAGCATTAGGTGATTTTCCTTCTCTTATAGAAGGTGTAGAAAATAAAGTTAATGAAGGCATAAGCACTATAACTCTTAAGGCTACACAAGTAGAAACAAATTTAAATAATACATTTAATGAACGGGAAAATGAATTTAAAAATAAAACGAATGGTTTTATAGAAAATGTAGTAGTTGTGAAAGATGAAATCAAAGCGTATATAGATACTGCCAAACAAGAAGCAAATGATTTAGGTGTTTTAAAACAAGGTGATGTAGTCAATTATCAAAAATCTAAATTAACTACGGATACAGGAATAGTTGAAGAATTAAACGACGTTACAATACATTCTGTTTTAGAAAATGCCACAACTACAAAATTTGTTCATATCAATAAGGCAACTGATGCTCCATCTGTAAAACCACAAAATGATAATTCTGAAGTTACGCCTAAAGATAATAACAGAGTAGATGCGGAGTATATTGAAAATGATGAAGAAGAATTATCAGATATTCAAATAATCAATTCTATAGCTTCGGGACTATTAGTGATTTATAAATCTGAAAATAATGGCAGAGCCATTTGGTATCCAGATGATTCAAATGAAATATACACATGTTTTTATAAAGACAATATATGGTTGAGTTGGCTGAAAGTTAATGATGAAACTATTACAAGAAATTATATTGAATCTTTTGTAGAAGCTAAAACATCAGAAAACAAGCACTTTATGGAAAATCAATTAAATCTTGCTGCTATACAAAAACATAGGTTAACCGATTCAGAAGGTAATGCAATTAATATAGATTTAGATTTCTCTCAAAGTGAATTAGTTGAATTAAAAACAGCAAACTTTTACGCAGTTAAAGTGCCTGATTTACCAATAGGGATTGAAAACACTGAGGGGTATTTACGTGTTACCGCAAAAGACACTAAGAATAAATTATATGAGTTTACACCTAAAGGAACATCAAAAAATTTAGTTAGAATTTTAAATAATTCAAATTTAAGTAGTTGGAGTACCTTTAATGAAGAAAGAAAAAAAGTGTTATTTGATGGTTCTGTAAATGGTGTAGGTAATGACATTGTTTTAACTGATGATTATACCAAATATGATTTCCTTATTGTTTCTGGTATATATCCTGGAGGAACATTCAATGAGGTGAGTTTAGTATCAATGCCAGGAAGTATTATTGTTTCAAAAAATAATATTCCTGATTCTACTGGCGATGGTGGTGCTTCATATGAAGGTATTATTTCAAAAGTTAATAATACAACTTTACGTATTGCTAATGATGTTTTTTGGGATTTAGGATTACGAAAAGCCTCAGGGGCAAATGCAAATAAATTTACTGTTCAAAAAATAATGGGGTGGAGATAATGGAAATTTTAATTAATGAGTCTAGAGAAATTATAGGTTATGCTCGTGTTGGCCATGTTATAAATGCAATTGAAATTTCTGAGGAAGAGCTACCTTATGATTTTTATAATAATTATGAACCAAGTAAATATATTTATAATGAATATGAAGGTATCATTATTAATCCTAATTATGAGCCACCTAATGAAATTGATTTTACAGGAAGTACAACGGATGAGGTTAAGTTTAAGGAAGATAAAATTGAAGAATTAGAAAAAGAAAATGAGAAACTCAGACAAGAGTTTGAAGAACTAAAGGAATTAGTAGAAAAAGTGATACCTACTGAAGCGTAAAGACTGCAAATAAATTTTGTGGTCTTTTTATTATGCCAATAAAGGAGGTGGGAAAATGGGTTTGCCTTCACCTAGTAAACGTAAACCAACTGCAAGTGAAGTTGAAGAATGGGCGTTAACTATCGCTAGAATAAAAAGAACCATAAATGTTGATGGTAAGTGGGGCGGGCAATGTTGGGACTTACCTAATTTCATATTAAAAAAATATTGGGGTTTCTTTACGCAAGGAAATGCTAATGCTATGGCTAAAAAATCAAATTATCGAGGACGCAATTTTAAAATTTATAGAAACACAAAAAACTTTGTACCTCGAAAAGGAGACTGGGCAGTATGGGCTAATCGTGATCCAGGACATGTGTCTATCGTTGTGGGTAAAGCCACTAAAGATTATTTTTGGTCAGTAGATCAAAATTATTATACTGGTAATTGGTATGGAAGCCCTCCTTATAAAATAAAACATAGGTACAGTGATGCACCAGGTGGAGTTACACATTTTGTAAGGCCACCTTATTACCCTGAACCGAAGAAAAAAGAGCCTAGTAAAGGAAAAGAGCCAAGTAAGAATAATAAACCGACAGAAACTAAAAAAGATAATACACCAAGATTCAAAAATATTATTAATATTGCCTATACAAGTTTTAGAGACGACAAAGAGAGAGAAAACGTCACACATTATATTGTCGATGGTAATAAGAGAACTTCACCGATTAAGGGATTATATATCAAAGAAAGTATTATGTTTAGAAGCGTCAAAGATATTTATAAACAACGAAATAAATATGATAATGATATTATTTATCCTCACAGTTTTGTAGATAAGCAAATGACATGGCATTGTCGACATACTAAATTTCAAGTTGAAAGTTATTCTGATTGGATTGTATTAGAGGTATGCGGTTCTGAGTCTGAAACAAAAGAAGAATATATGCGGACGTTAATTTATGCAATGATCCATGGTTTGAAAATGTTGGAATGGAACGACCTAAAGTTAAGTAAAAATTCTTTGAAGCTGGATAAAAACATTTGGAGAATCATGAAAGATACTACTAACTATGACTTAATTTTAAAAGGCTATCCAGAATTAGAAAAATATCAACTTACTATTGAAAAATTAATAACTATGTACCGTAAAAAAGATGAGTTACTTAAACAAGTAATTGTAACTAAAAAATCTAAAAAGAGAATTAAACTTAAACCATCTACTAATAATGTACTTATCAAAAAACCTAATAATCCACCTACTCAACACAAAGCGAAAGGTAAGGTAGATATTGAAATTAGTAAATACACATTCACACAAGCCTTAAATGCTCAAATGGCAAAGGGGCTTCCAGTAGTTAATACAGGTGGTGGTTGGTTTGGTGCCAGTCGTGCAAAAGTAAGTACTGCTATGGATCCAAATAAAATATGGAGTGATAGTAAGCAAAAATATCAAATGTTGGATTTAGGTAAATATCAAGGTGTATCTGTAGACAAACTTAATCAAATATTAAAAGGTAAAGGCAAGTTACATGGACAAGGAAAAGCATTTGCAGATGCATGTAAAAAGTATAATGTAAACGAAATATACTTAATTGCCCATGCCTTTTTAGAAAGTGCGTACGGTACATCTAATTTTGCTAGTGGTCGGTATGGCATATACAATTTCTTCGGTATTAATGCTCATGATAACAATCCAAATTTAGCCATTGGTTATGCTAAAAATAGAGGTTGGACGACACCTGCTAAAGGTATTCACGGTGGGGCAAAATTTGTAAGAGAAAACTACTTTAATAAAGGGAAAAACACACTATATCGTATGAGATGGAATCCACGTAATCCAGGTACAATGCAATATGCAACTGATATAAATTGGTGTAAACATCAAGCTAGTACGATTTATAACTTATATTCAAAGGTAGGATTAATAGGAATTTACTTTATAAGAGATCAATATAAAAAATAGGCTGATTCTTTTGGATTAGTCTATTTTTAAATTTTAGGAGGTGCATTATTGGAGGAAATAACTTTTAAATTTACTGAAAATGAAACGTTCGATACATTACTGTATTCAGGTAATATGAATTTTATCTATTTTCTTATTATATTGATGTTAATAGATATAATCACTGGAATTACAAAAGCATTTAAAAATAAGCACTTGTGGAGTAGAAAAGCACTATTTGGCTATGCTCGTAAAATACTTATCTTTTTTATTATTATCTTAGCAAATATAATGGATCAATTATTAGGATTGAATAATGGTTTAGTTACTGTGACAGTATTCTTTTATATTGCCAATGAGGGATTATCAATAATTGAAAATTGTAGTGAAATGGGTATACCAGTTCCTAGTTGGATTAATGATAAATTGTTAGTTGTAAAAAATGATAGTCAAACATTAAAGCAAGATTTTAAAGAAGAATTTACTACAAAACATACAAAAGATATAGAGTGTAATGAAATACAAGAAGCAAAATTAAAAACAGATAATAAAGAATCAAACCATCATTCGTGATGGTTTTTATTATGAGGAGGAAATTAAATGGATGTAAAAGTAACAGTAATCGTAAGAGTATTAGGTTTAATTTTGGTGTTAGTGAATCAGTGGTTATCAAATAAAGGTATTAGTCCTATTCCAGTTGACGAAGCAACAATAATGACAATAGCAGTAGCATTGCTTACGACATGGAAAGATAATCCATTTACTAGCGCTGCTAAAGAAAGTAATAAAATGATGAAAGAATTAAAAACGCAAAATAAGTATGAAAAAGTAGTGATGCGTAGTGGCAAAGAAAAGTGAAGCATTAAAATATGTTAATTCACGCATAGGCGTTCAACATGATGAAGATGGCATTTATCCAGGTCAATGTGCCGATTGGATTATTCATGTATGTAAAAAATATTTCAATTGGCATTTTCAAGGTGATGCGAAAGATATTATTAGTTTAAAAAATAGAGCTACTGCACCGAAAGGTACCCAATTTTTACCTAATACACGTGATTTAGTTGTGGAACCTCTAGATATTTGTGTATGGATAGGTGGTCAATGGGGGCATGTATCAATTGGCCTAAGTGGTAATTTACAAACCTTTTACTCTTTAGATCAAAACTGGGGTACATGGAATGGCTCTCCAGTAAAAAAGGTTCAACATGATTATGATAGCAACGGATTTTGGGGAGTCATTAGACTCCCTTTTATTAATGATTTAAAAAATGGAGGAAAAAGCATGGGCAAAAAAAGAATAGGTACATGGAATGGCGTACCCGTTTATACTGATTTTTTACCAATTGGCACGCGTCGAACAGGACAACGATTAGATAGTGGTAAACCACGATTTGCAGTATTTCATGATACAGGTAATCGTGATTCACCAGCACAACAAAATGTTAACTACTATAGAAATACTTATAATATTGATTGGGCTAGAACAGCATCAGCTCACATTTTTGTAGATGACAAGGAATGTATTATTTGTATACCAGTTACAGAGAAAGCGTGGCACGTATTATATGACACACCAATCGATAATAATTGGTATGGCGATGATGCTAATGATATCGCATTTGGACTTGAAGCGTGTTATTTTACAGATCGTTCACGGACGCTTAAGTCATTAGATAATGCTTGTCGTATTATGGCGGCTTTATGTAATTCATGGGAAATTAACCCTCGAAATGAGATGCCAGGTCACCAACAAATACAATATGATAAACAAGACCCAGGAAATTTATTAACAGCCGCAGGATATGGTAGAAATGATATTAGTGTGCTTGATAATTTAGTGCTTAAACATATGAAAGGTGATTCACCAACACAAAAAGTAGCAAAAGATGTAAAAGAACCTATCAAAGCAAAA